AACGATCCACAACAAGACGATGCTGGTTGAGCACAGGTTCAAGAGCATCAATAATTCTGTCCTCTTTCCTGACGTTCGCCCGAATCTCTTCGATATCAATGAACTGCCCTGTCTGCTGAATATGTTTTTTAAATAGTTCACTTACAATACCATCTCCAAAGTTTGTCTCAATTACAAGTTTAGTCACTTTATATTTGCGACAACCACGAAGTATGTTAAGTAGTGTCTTGTCGCTGTAGCCGTCTCTGTAGGCTCTCATTTCGTGTAGATATAGAAAGCCATTACGTTGACTTAGGAAGGCTGCTGCAGTCTCGTCTGAGCCTCTTCCAGAAGGGTCTACGCTACATATTGTCTCAGCGTATGGACCCCATTCTCCCTGTAGCTTCATAGGGCTATAAAAATAGTCCCCGGGTAAGCCTACAGTCGGTGCATCCTTTATAACATTTGCTGGATCTGAACACCAGACCACGTTATCAGGAGCAGAAGTAGGATTGACGCTAGTAACCACAAGGTCAGCCATTTTAAGGGGAAACTTTTCTGCATCTGATAAGCTTGTGTCTAGTTGAAATTGAAGCATGTAGTTGCTCCGACCCATAGCTGCTTCTCTTTCTAGTAGGTCTTCTTCGCTAAATCTGTCTGGATCTGTTACTTCCCATTCTTCTGCACCCATATCCAGATCTTCTTGTACCTGTGGTGCTAAGAGTCCTTCGTACTGACTGAGCTTTTTACGTCTTGGGTATCTGCTGGGCCAAATAAAGGGACGATACGAACGCTCTGCCAGCTTACGATAAACAGTAAAAGTAGTCTGAGGAGTCCCGAGATACATAATACGGCTATCGTCCTTCGGGGTAAGGATTGACTCCGCTTCAGTACATAGTTGTAGTAGCTTTTCACGCATTAACTCCGTCATACTGTTACCCGGTACTTCTACGTCATCTAGTACAATTAGGTCTGCACGAGATCCAGTAAGCTGTCCGGTAATACCCACTGACTTAACAGAGGGTGCTTGGTGTGGTGTACAGTTTACATCAAAAGATATACGAGACCATCTGCTCTCATCTGATCTAGGTTGTAAATATGCAAGCCACGGTGTGTCTATAATAAGTTTCTGTAAAAAGATAGACATGTTATCTGCTCTCTCTTTAGAGGCTGATATAATCATGATCTTTCTTTCGGGGTCATTAAATAGAGTCCATAAAACAAAAGCACCAGTAATCCAGCTCTTACCAACTCCCCGAAACGCCTGTATCTGTAGTCGCTTGGGACCATTCTGCAAGTAATCTGCAATAGCATATTGTGCCCTCGTAGGTTGTGGTAGACCTAGCTCTTCCCACAGTGCTTGTAGGAAAAGCTTAAAGTCTTGTTTAAGGCTATTAATTATTTCGTTATCATTCATCAATTCTGCCTCCACCAAATAGAGATCTTAAAAGAGATCTTGTTCTACGGTTTGCAAGTTTACGTCTACGTGCTTCTTCCTTAGTTAAAAACTCAGCGTCAACTTTTTCGTCTGGTGTTTTTATGCCACCATACTTTCTATCCCAACCTTCTTTCTTAAGTTTTGCTCTTAGACGTTTAGCTGGTTGTAAGACATCTTTATACTTGTCTAAAAAGTCTACCATATCTTCTTGTATAGCACTACCTTGATATTGCCATTTAGCTTTTTGGGTCATACCTTTTAATGTAGGTGCTTCATCTATGATAAACTGTATTTTATCTCGTATAATGTTAGATCTCCATATACTAATCTGTGCTTTTATGTCAGATTCTGGTAAAGGTGTCCCATCTGGTAACTTAGTTGTTATATAAGGTCTGCCAGTTGTTGTATTAATATTTTCTGATAGTCCTTTTTTTAATTCTTGATAAGGTGCATACAATACATCATGATAGTCACCCAATCTTCCTACAACAGTACCATCAACACGTTTAAGTACTAAGTCTCGAGGAGAACTGTTCACTACTATTGACTCGTTTGCTCTTCTAGGTATATCATAGTCAAATAGAAGTAAGTTATTTTTAGTTGGTTTAGGTAACAGTTTTTTTAAAATAGTTTCTGACGAATCCTTAAAAGTTTTCATACGATTATCTAACAGTATTCGTACATTGTTAGGACCGTGCCTAGAGCCTTTTCTAAATCTTTGCTCATTAGGTAGTTTCCAGAATACGTCATAATACTTATCTTTACCTACTAAATGTTCTACATAAGCCGTCATTTTTCTATCTGACAGCTCACGTATAAATCCTGTGCGTTTAGCCCATTGATTCCACTCGGCTTTAGCTTTACCTAAAAATTCATATCCACTACCTTTTGGCTGTACCTTAGATATGTGTGTAGGAACAATACTGCCATCTCGTTTTACTCTATCTACTGTAAAAGCTAGATCATTAACAAATCTGTTTATTCGTAGTTCTCTTTCTGCTTCAGTAGGAGTTTTACGTTTAAGAGGTTCTGGATCATTTATAGAATAAAAAGTAGTTCCTGTTGGATCTAAATTTAGCTCCTCTGCTGTAAATATAGGATTTAGTTTATTATTTCTTCTATTAATCTCGTATGCTTTTTGAAAGTCTTGCCGATTTAAGTTTAATATATTGTCAAGCTGATTAGTAAATGCACCACCTATACCTAAAGTTCTTTGAAACCATGTGTTGGCATCTCTTAAACCTTGTTGAGCTTCGTCAAATTCTTGTTCAGCTGTAAGATCATCTTCTTGCAGTTTTTTCTGAGCTTCATAGGTATCTGTTCTGTCATCAGATCCCGGTGTAAATGTCATCTAATATGTGATAAAATAGTTTGTTCTCGTTCTGTAATACCGAATGTCGACCTCATCCAGTCCAGCCAATTTTTACTACCCTTTTCCTGATTACATCGTCGACACGAGGGTACAACATTCGTCGTAGTATCTGTACCGCCTTTACATTTAGGTCGTACATGGTCGATTGTAAGGTTGTGTAATTCATAAAATTCTCCGCAATAAACGCATTGACAATTAAAGTGCTCTTTGATAGCTCTTCTCCAGAGCCGTTTAGAATCTGAACTTGTCATGGTTATTAAATTGTGTAAATAGTAATCAGGGTTTGGTAGTAAAGGGGTCATCTATTAATATAACTTCTTTATAGGTTTCACTGCATCAGGTTTTTTGGCTGCGTATTTTTTCTTCATAGCCTTCTGCTTTTTCTTCTTCATCTTCATTTTTAGCATCTTCTTGTTAAGCTTTTTATCTTTTTGCTTCTTCTTGTTTTTTACAGCTCCTAAAAAACCTTTACCTTTCTTCTTTTTACCTTTTTTTGTTTTACCAGCAAGTAATCCAACTGCTGATGCCATTGTTCCTATTGATCCAAACATTAATTAATCCTCTTTAATAAATACTTTTTGTTGTTGTACTTAAACCACCTTTCATGCCACCTAGTTTTTTGCCGGCTAGTAGGGCTTTTTTCTTTTTATCATTCTTCATGATCTGTTTAAATTTTTCAGCTTCAGTAAGCTTTTTCTTTTTCTTGCTTGTAAATAAGCCTTCAAATTTTGGTGATTTCTTTGCGAAGCCGGTGTCATATACACCAAACTTTTTCTTCTCTTTTGGTTTGTTTAACATAATTAAGCTTTGTTTTTACCGCCTCTTGCACGGTTCTTTTTACGTGATTCAGATACTATTTTACCACCTTTATGTGACATATCAATAAGTTTACTTGGATTACGTTCTCGACGAACCTTCATAAGTTCTCTTCTGTATGCACGTTTAGTGTCTGTATCATTTATTACAGCATTATCACGTCTATGCTTTTCACGTGACTTTTTATTTTTCCTATAAAACTTTGCTGTTTTACCGGGGTTAGGGCTAAGTTTAGGTCCTGTTCTTGCCATATAATCTAGATTTAACTAAAGATGGATCTACTTTTGGTATGACTGAAGCTAACCTATCTAAAGGACTACCTTCAAGAGCAACACCTGTTATGTCATTAGTTTTAAGCCAATCACATGCTGCTTTTAAATCTTGAGTAGTAGCTTCGCCACTTTTTATTCTGCGTAGAAAATCTTCTGTTACAAGATAGTGTAGTTCGTTAAAACTTTCTTCAGCAGCTTTTTTAGGTATTACTCTTGTTTCTGTCATTCGATTTCTAATCCTTTTTTGACTATTTGTAATGCTCTATCATCAAGCTCATTATCTGTTGACTCAACTAATTTTTCAAGTAAGTCTACAACAAACTGTTTAAACTTTTTACTTTTTAATGTAGTTAATACAAGTGGTTTTATTAGTGCTAACATTATTTAGTCTCCTTTTTAGCTTTAGGTGGTTTCTTTTTAGCAGCTGCTACTTTAGCTTGAGCGTCAGCTTCTCTTTCTGCTATAATTCTTGATAGTGTACTCATTTTTTTATCGGCCATATGCCGGGTGTTTTTTTAACTTTCTTTTGTGGAATAGGTACTATGTCACTACACATATGAGCAACACGTGTCTGTTCTCTAATTTTAAAGCCAAGACGTTGCAGTTCTGCACATTTTAATGCACGTACTAATTCATAATCTAACCGCATCTTTTCTTCTTGACGCTTTGCCATTTCTCGACACTGTTTTATTCCTGTTTTGTCTAATGGCACTGCAAAGCTGATCTGAAATCCCCAGTTTTCACTCATAGTATAACTAGATGGATTCATGTTCATATCTTCAGTAAACTCCCACGGCTTTGTATGGTTACCCATATAAAAAGGTGAGAAGCTCATTGTAGATCCATTACAGCTAATGTTTGAACCATAGTGTTGACGAGACGGTGCTCCGTTATTTTGGAACTGCACCGCCTGATTTGTAACGTTTCCCGTTGCGGCTGCAACTGGATTACTTACGTTATTTGTTTCTGGCTTACTGTCAGCATACGCTGGATTTATTGCGAGAATACTGAGTAAGAAGTAGTAGTAGAATCTGTTGTAATATCTCTTACGGTATCTATTGTTTCGATTAGACCAGCTGCTCTTTCTGTTATCTCGAGCTGAAAGTCTGAGCCGGGAGTTGTGATGCTGAATGTTGTGGCTGAATCTGAGATGTCTCCAGATGCAGTTACATTTGTTCCAGACCAAGTTTTTACTTCGGCTCCATATATTTCTTGATTTACTGTCTCGTTTATAGTTTGAGTCGTAGTTGTAGTCGAGTTCATTGACCCCTGAGTAAACTGGGGCGTAATTGTGTTTGCTCTCGCTACTGCGGGTGACAACAGTGCTAAGAGGATTAGCCATCTTTTCATGTTTTTGGTTTTTGTTCTTTATCTTTTTTGCCATTACCCGTGGACAAGCCGAAAGTGGCAAGTGCTCCCGTAAAAATCGAAGCGACGAAAGTGATGTCCGCTGATGCGTTCGACTTTTTGACCATAGGCAACTCTACATAATTGAGAGTTATAATAAATCCTGACCAGATAACAACGCCTAGACGCACCATAGCACCTAGTATCTGCATCTGTTCATCATGGTCATCTATGTTTTCTTTGAGTTTTGTAAAGAGTCCCTTTTTTTCTTCCGGTTTTCTTTCCATTTATTTACTTTCTTTTGTAAGAATTTTTGTACACGTTTCTTGATTGCGTCAAAAAACGGTTGTACAGCTGTAGTTGCTGCCACAGCTGCCACCGCAGTTGTTACCGCAGTTATAACTATATCAGTAGAAGGTAAGGGTACTGGTTTAGGAATAAACGGTACATTTATCTGCCGCACTTCTGGCTGTATTGG